GGCTCCGAGGGTTTCGCCTGGGCCAACTCCAGGGGGTCGATTAAGTCCCGCCCGATATTGGCGAGCGTCAGGCCGAGGTCTTGGTTGCCCTTGCCGTCGCTGGTGGGAAGCACGATCTTGAACGGCATGGCGATGAAGGTCGCCGTCGCGCCGGTTTCGAGCAGGAACGTCCAGTTCTGATTGTCGTTCGTGATGTAGTAGGTCTGAGCGAAAAGCGAATGCGACAGGGCTAGCGTCTCGATGAAGCGCTGCGTCGTCGGCGCGGAGGCGTAGACCTCTTTCAGGGCGGCGGAAATCGGCATGTCAGCGAAACACCAGCCGAACGGAGCGGCTTACAAACCGTTCAATCATCGCGTCTCCCGGCGGAAAGCCAAGGCGGGCAAACACCTTCATCAGGGCAACGCCGGGACGATACCACCAGCGATACTGGATCGTGATCTTGAGCGTGTTGTGAGCCATTACCGCCCTGCCCTTCTGAGGCCGTAGCCGCGGTTCATTGCAGCGTCGATCTTGTTGCCGCCCCGGATCATCATGTCGGACACCACGTCCTCGATGATCACCCGGACGTTGCCGTTGCCATCTTCCTGCTTCCTCGTCTGGGCGGAGGAGTTGTTGATGATCTGGATGTTCACGGAGTTGCCACTGCCGCCCATCTTGTCCATGGGCGTGATGCGCGCTGGGCCGTGGATGATCTCGGGGCCAGCCTCACCAGCGATGCCCCACTTGCCAGCGCCGAGGTTGCCGCCGTCAGCGTAGAGTCCGCCGAAGGTCATGCCGCCGACGTTGATGCCCGCGCCGCCGCCGCCCGCGAGGCTGCCGGCTGCGATGCCGAGAACCTTCAACAGGCTGCTCTTGATGAGGTCCGCGGCGATCTGCGCCAGCGTCTGGCTGATGCTCTGTGCCATGCTCTTGAAGGCGTCCTTCACCGACATGGTGCCGGTGATCAGGCCTTCGAGGGCTGTGCTGAGGCTGTTCGAGATGGTGTCGGCCATGCTCTGGAAGGCATCTGCCGCGGCGTTCGTGGTCGGGATGCCGCTGTCCATTTCGTCCCAGAGTTCCTGGAACGTCTTGGTGGTTTCCTCGAGTTGCTTCGAGAAGCCCTTGCCGTAGATGTCATCAACGCTCCCGGCCTTGGCGATCTTCGGCACGCCCGAAGTCTTGGGCATCGAAGGCGCGTCTATGAGCGGCTTGTTTGGAATGACCTTATCGACGGGAAGACCACCGCCGGGAATGTTGATCTCAAGGGGCTTCTTTGCAACGAGACCAAGATACCGCAGCCCCTCCGTGAGCATGTCGATTTCCTTGCGGGTGGTCTCGATGAAAGGCTTCAGTTCCGCAAAGAACGCGATGGTGTCATCAACCCACTGCTTCACCGGGGCGCCGGTCTGGGCGAGGTCGATGAAGCTTTGCGTCAACTCGATCAGCTTCGGCAGCACTGGGGCGACGGCCTGTTGCAGGAGGGCGCTGAACGCGGTCTGCAGCTTGGTCAGGTTGTCGTTGAATTCTTCGGCCTGCCGTGCGGCCTCGGGGGTGACGACACCGCCAAACCTGTCCAGCTGGTCGCCCGCTTCCTTGATGGCCTGGCTTCCACCGTTCAGAAGCGGAATCATCTCGGCACCGGCCTTGCCGAACAGCGCTATCGCTATCGCCGTCTTGTTTGCTCCGTCCCGCATAGACGCGAAGTCATCAGCGATATTCAGGATGATTTCGGAGGTCGGGCGCAACTGGCCCTGCGCATTCGTGGCGGAGATACCGAGCGCCCTAAGTGCGCTGCCGGCGTCATTCTTGCCTCCCGCGCCTATCTCAGCAAGGTTCTTGGAGAACTTTGCAACGGTCGAGTTTAGATCGTTGAGAGAGACATCCGAGAGTTTTGCCGCATATTCCAGCTTGGACAGTTCGGCGACGGGGATGCCGATCTTCTGGGCGCTCTTCCCCAGCTCGTCCATGTGATCGATGGTCGATTTGAGGACGGAGCCGAGAGCGCCGAGGCTTAGGGCGCCAAATGCCCCCGCCGCGAACGTCTTGAGCGCCTGCATCGAGCGTGTGATGCCGCCGATTCCCTTCTCAACCGAAGCGAACGCCTGCGCAGTCTTGTTGAAGGCGACGATGTCAATGCCGAGGCGTTGGGTGGTTGCCATCCGCTCCTACCTTTTCTGCGCCTTGTGTTCCAACCGGAGATAGGCGAACCAGCCCCTCAGCTCGTCCATGCTGAGGGCTTCAATTTCTTCGACGCTCTTGTGGAGCCGATCCGCCAGCCGGTAGATGGCCAGGCTCAACGGATCGGCACTCAGTTTTTTTCGTCGTCCGCCATATGTGCCGCATCGGGCGCGAGGCTGACATTTTTCATAATGGCACCGGCAATCATAGCGACGGCGCCGGGGTCATATTCGATCATCAGATCCTTGTATTCGGCCTTGGACCAAATGCGATCGCCGTTCTCATCGGTTGCACACGCGACGACAATGCGGGCCTGAGCTTCGATATTGTCGCCCTTGGCGTCTGCCATTGCGGACTTGATGGTTGTGAGGTTGGGCGTCTTGAAATAGATCGTCGCGCCCCACTGGGGAACTTCAATGCTGTCTGTGGCGCGAGCAAGAAACTGGGCCTTCGCCTTCTCCTTGAGCTGTGCAGCGTTCATCATCACACCGTGCTCTCGGCCAGGGCACCGTTGCCCTTGAAGCTGAAGGTGCGCTTGATGGTCTCACCCTCGCTGACGGAGACGCCGAGTTCCGTGATCGTGGCGGTGCCGGAGTAGTAGATATCCCCGGTGGTGGAACCCTCGGGATAGAGGTTCAGCGTCACGGATGCGCCGATGGTCAAGGCGCCCTGCCCCGTCGTGTCGGTCTCGTCCCAGTGGCAAGTGAGAGAGCCGGACCAACTCTTGATGCCGCTGCTGGCGATATGCGTCTCCCAGGTGTCACCGAGGGACGTATCCACGACCGGCGCAACGCTGGATGTCACTTCGAACTGCGTGACTTCGGCAATGGTTACGCTGCCGACCTTCACGACGCCTTCAACTCCCCAATGGGTTGCCATGGGTGTGTCTCCTCAGTTGATCAATGTGGGGTTTTCAGAGCGCGTGCGGTAATTCACGCGGTAGGTGAGAATGACGTGCCCGGTGCCTGCTTCGTCCTGGCTTGAGCCCTTCGTGAAGCCGATCTGGGTGTTGACCAGCGTACCGGCGCGGAGCAGTTGGCGGAGCGGGCTCGTGGGATCGGCAAAGGCTGCTCCCATGGCCGTTTCGATGGCCGTGGCAATCGCATCGAGCGTGGCGTCGATGGTGGATGTGTCCTGCGCGACGCCTTCGATCAGGAGATCAAGATTGCGGGACAGGGAGCGCGGGCCGGAAAGGGTTTCCGCAGAGCTTTCTTCCGTCGTCGTGTAGACCAGAATGGCCGGAAAGTGCTCCGGCTGCAGCGGCATCCGGCGGGTAGGGAAAACGTGAGAGCCGATGCTGGAAAGCCCGGTGATGGCTTGCAGCGCGGTGACGGTAGCAAGCCGGATTTGCGTGCGGACATGGTCGGTCATCACGCCTCCTTCTGGAGGATCAGGACCACCATGCCAGTGCCGTCCGATTGCGGCTCAACGACGGTCCAGTTCTCGCCATCGACGGTCACGCGGTCGCCCTGCCGCGCCCTGCCATAGAGAAGCGGCGCAAGATCGTCGGCCCGGCAGGTGAAGGTGACCGAAATGCCGGTGACTGATCCATCGCCCGTCTCGATCGCCAGAAAAGAGCGATCGAAGATGCCGTTGATCGGAACAGGGGCGCCCTCGTTCTGGGTGTAGGACGCGGTTACCCCGAAATCGTCAGGCGAGACGAAGATCGCCCGGTCTGCGGCGCTTTCGACGGCCATGGCTCAGGCGTGGGCCTTGGCGGGCTTCCTCGGCTTGGCCGCCGCTTCCGGCGCGGCGTCGAGGCATACGGCAATGGCGCGCAGGTGCTTGGGAATGTCGTCCATCCCGACCTTGATCGTCTCGCCGCTCTTGAATTCGACATTTTCGCGGACGCGATAAATACCCTCGCCCATCTTCTCAAGCCGCTTCAGGCGCGGCTCGGCCTGCTGCTCGGTGAGGCCGATCACGGCACCCTGCCCTATCTGAAGGGTGCCGCCGTCAACACGGTAATTCTGCATGTCTGCTCCTGTCGAACGCCGCAGGGCGCCACTGGGGCGCCCTGTCAGCTATTCGCGTGTGGTTGATCGGATCAGGTGAAGGTCGTCAGGCAGGCATGCTGCCAGTACCCGTAACCGACATTGCCGCTCCAATCGACGCCGTAGCGGTGCTTGTTCTCGTTGAATTCGAGTTCAGAGCCTTCCGCCACTGCCTTGATGGACATCGGCATCTCCTCCTGCAGGATGAACGGCTTGACCCGGCCATCCGTGCGGAAGGTCGCCATCTTCGTCGTCCAGGTCAGGCGCACGTTCGGAATGACCCGAATGTTGAAGCCCGGCAGGTTGGGGATGACGTTCGCGCCGCCGGCGGCGACGGTCGGAAGCGAGACCGCTTCGATGGCCTGCTGCCAATAGGTCAGCGGGACCATCACCGCGAAGTTGCGGGCGTTCTCGTTCATCGGCTCGCCGCGATCATCCTTGAAGCCAAGGATCTGCTTGACCGAGTTGATGATCGCAGCGCGCATCTCGTCAACGGACAGCGTGTTGCTGCCGTCATACGTGATGTCGTTGTCCTGCGTGCCGCTGCTGCCTTCCGAGTGGTCAGTATCGAAGAAATACTGGCCATCGTAGCAGGTGGTGCTTTCCGCCGCCTCGATGAGGGTGGAGAGCAGCTTCGCCGGGTAGCTCATCACGCGGTCGGCAAGTTCGCCGATGCGCACGTTGAGCTGGCCAGACTTGTCGCGGCGGAGTTCAGGAACCGTGACCTCGAGCGTGGCCTCGTGTTCCTTGTTCGCCAGCGAGTAGCTGAACTCGCGGAGGTCGGCAGCCTTGCGGCCACCGAGCCACTCACGCATGGCAGGAGCCATGCCGAGCCAGGCATACTGCTCGGACGCCTGGTTGGAGTTCACCTTGAAGGACAGGTCGTTGACCCACCCTGCGTCACCCTGCTCGAGTGCCGCGTAGAACGAGCCAATGACGGCCCGAGAAGTGATGAGATTCGCACTCATGTCTGGAATTCCTTTCTCAGACTGTCAGGGGTTAAGCTTCGCGAGCCCAGACGCCACGGCGGCGGCGAGCCACCCAGCCATTGGCGTCGGAGTAGTCGATCTCCGCGAAGTCCTGACGGGCAGCCGTCGCCTTCGTGTTGATGAGATCCTTGTTGTCGGCCGCCGTGATGTCGGCGCCCTCCACCATGTCGGAGGCATTCGGCGAGAACGCCACGCCAGAGACGCCATAGGCGGCAGCATTGGCGATGATCACGCCGCAGATGCCTTCGACCGCCGGGCCGGTAATGACCACGGCATCGGTGTTTACCCACAGCACCTTGCCCGAATCTTCGGCGTCGAGCGTGTAGTTGGCCGACTTCAGCTCGTGCAGATAGCCTTCGAACGGGTCGCGGATGGTGTCCACGTCGAAGCCCACTTCCACGATGCCCGAGGACACGAAGCGGGTGACACGACCAACGTAGGAGCCACCCACGCCGGTGAAGGCGAAGGTGTCATCGTCCGTCGCCCAGACATGACAGCCCACGTCCGTGATCACAGCGCCGGAGACCGGAAGCTGAACACGGCCAGCGCGGATTACGCGGACGTTCGCCGCTGCGGCAGCGCCGAGCGAGTTGTCCACCTGGCGCTGTGCGAAGCCGAGGAAGCGGTCACCGCCGACCAGCGGACGGGCATGGCCCGACGCCTTGACGAGACCGACCGCGGCACCGCCGTAGATGATGTCGGAGGCAATGACCGGGAAATCGTTCAGATCGCCCGGCAGAATGTCACGGACCTTGTCCGTAGCAAGAGTGGTCATGTGTCAGACTCCTTTAAGCCGACTTCTTGTTGAGGATACGCACGCGGCCATTGGCCTCGGCGCGCTTGAACGAGACGTAGCTGGGCTCGCTGCCGAATTCGGCCTGCAGTTCTGCAGAGCCGGAGTATTCAGCCTTCCAGAGCGCTTCGCCCTGAAGGCCCGCGAGCGGGTTCTTCGGGGCTTCGGCACCGTTTGCCGGTTCGGAGCGAAGGCCCTTCACCGCCGCTTCGTCGGCTTCGAGGTTGGCCATCACCTTGGCGCCCTTGGCCTTGTGATCGGCGTTGAAAGCGAGGGCGGCTTCGCCCAGGCTGGCGCCGGATTCGATGAGACTGGCCGCAAGCTTCTCCTGGCCGGGGAAGGCCGCCGCGGCGATGCCGAGAACACGCGAGCGCTCCGCCTTCACGGCGGTGTCGATTGCGGCTTCATCGGTCTTCGCTTCGTCT